GTATAGAGATAAATCATTCACAGGCAAAACGTTCTGTGAAACCAATGGTATTGAACTATACTACAATAAACGCAAGCACAGGTTTTCATCATCAGAACTTAGAGACAGAGTTGATAATAGTCATTTTTTATCGGAAGGCTGCTAGACTATGAACATCGATGATATTCATATAGAGTGGGAACAAGACACTGATATGGACCCAGCGAATCTGACAAACGAAGCAAGAAAAATTCCAAAACTCCACGCCAAATATTATCGATATTATACATTTGAGCATAGTGTGAAGCGTAAACTAGAAGCAGATTTAAAGCGTCTTAATGTTTTGAGAACAGAATGGTATGACGGCTCAATGGCTGAAGAAGACCTGAAAGAACTGGGTTGGGAACCAAATCTCAAACGTATTCCTAAAGGTTATGCTAAAGACGTTCTTAATGGAGATTCTCTTATCATCAAAATGAAGTTAAAAATTGGTGACCAAGCAGAGAAGGTTGAACTATTAGAGAACATTATTAAGAGCATAAATAATAGAGGATTTTTGATTAAATCAATGATCGACTTTGAACGCTTTAGGACTGGAGCGATGTGATGTGGAGAATATGGCTATACGCCATAGGTTCATTCAGTGATGAGAAGACTAAACCTTATGACAACAAAGTAGGGCTAATTCGCACATTCTGGATTTGTCTGCATATCACCACCTGCTTCGCCATCATCATAGGAAATGGTAGGACAATGGGATTTTGGTAGATACTGTCAGAATAGAAAAGGTAAACGAAGTCTTTCTTCGTATTGATGCTGAAGCATCTATTATCATGGAACTCAGTGATTATTTCACATTTGATGTGCCAGGTGCAAAGTTCAGCCCTCAATACAAAGCAAAGTTTTGGGACGGCAAGATACGTCTGCTCAATAACATGACTCGACTTCTCTATGCTGGTCTATTGCCTTATGTCGTATCGTTCTGTGATGATAGAAACTATAAATGTATCGTATCAGATGATTTCAAACCAATTGCAAAATATGGTGAAGAATCTGGGTATGCTTTAGCAGACCTACTCAATTCACCATACGAACTAAGAGATTATCAAAATGATGCATTTGTAGAGTGTCTCAACTCAGAGCGTAAACTTTTATTATCGCCTACAGGTAGTGGTAAGTCGTTTATCATTTACTTGCTCACACGATGGCATTTAGCACAAAATAAAAGAGTGCTAATCGTCGTACCGACAACATCTCTTGTTCATCAAATGGCATCAGACTTCGTTGAATATAACAACAATAAGCCAATGGACATACACAAGATTATGGCTGGTGCTGAGAAAGATATAGATAGTAGTATCGTGATCACAACATGGCAGTCAATATACAAGCTAAAGAAGCCGTGGTTTCAGTCATATGATGTTGTGATTGGTGATGAAGCACATTTGTTTAAAGCAAAGTCTTTAACTACAATATTATCAAAAATGGATGATTGCAGATATCGTTATGGTTTCACTGGTACGCTTGATGGATCGCAGACACATAAATTAGTGCTAGAAGGCTTGTTTGGTACAGTAAAGCAAGTTGTCAGCACATCAGAATTGATGGATAAAAATATTCTAGCAAACTTAGAGATTAAGGGTGTTGTGTTAGAGTATCCTGAAGCCACAAGAAAGCTAATGCGTAACAAGACATATCAAGAAGAGATTGATTTTATCGTTACGAATGAAGCACGAAACAAGTTCATTCGCAATCTTGCATGGAGTCTCAAGGGTAATACGCTGATACTCTTTCAGTTCGTTGAGAAGCATGGCAAGTTGTTACATCCAATGCTTCAGTCAGATGATAGAGAAGTACATTTCGTATACGGTGGAGTCGATTCAAATGAGAGAGAGAATATTAGAAGGCTTGTTGAGGAGTCTAGCGATACTATTATCCTTGCCAGTTATGGTACTTATTCTACTGGTATCAATATACGCAATCTTCACAATATTGTTTTTGCGTCTCCTTCAAAGTCTAGGATTCGTAATCTTCAATCTATCGGCAGAGGACTTAGAACGCATGAGAGCAAAGAGAAAGCCACCCTATACGATATTGTAGACGACCTTTCACACAAAAAGAAAAGAAACTTTGCGCTGAAGCATTTTATAGAAAGAGTAGATACATATTCAAAAGAGGGTTTCAATCTAAAACTATATAACGTAGATATAAAGGGATAGCCATGCTACACGTTTTCAAATTAATAAGCGGAGAAGACGTTTTCGCTTGGGTTAGAGATGAGAGCGAAACAGGTTTCGTCATTGAAGACCCATGTACTGTTCTCTTTAATCCAACCAATGGAATTCTTTTAAAACACTGGATGAGTCTAACTGAAGACAACGTTACATATCTGCCTAAGTCAAACATTCTTTCTGATTTGGGTAAAGCGAACGACCTTGCTGAATACTACTATCATACATATATGTACGAAGCAAAGAAGATAAATGCTGATGCTCTTGAGTCTTATCATGATAGTGTGAAAGAAGCAGATTCATTAGTGGATGATTTCTTTGTAAATACTGTTCCACCTAACAGAAAATATTATAATTAATCTAATGTTTCAATTGAGCATAAAAGCTATTATACAGCATTTGAAAGAAAAGTAAATACTTTTTTGACATTTTTATTATTTATTTTAGGTTGACATTCATATCGTTTTCGTATATATTATGGTTATAGATTGAATTTAAGTGGACACAAAAAATGGCTAAAAGCAAGAATCAGTACATCGACAACAAGAAGTTCTTCGAAGAGATGGTGAAGTATCGCCAATCTCGTATCGATGCTGAAGAATCGGGAGAAGAACGTCCAATCATTCCTGACTATATTGGACGCTGTATGATGGATATCTCAACGAGACTCTCATACAAACCTAACTTCATCAACTACCCATTTCGTGAAGAGATGGTTGCTGATGGAATTGAGAATGCTATTAGAGCGCTCAATAACTTTGACCCAGCAAAGTCAGCAAATCCCTTTGCATATTTCACTCAAATCATCTACTATGCGTTCCTTCGTAGAATTACAAAGGAGAAGACGTTGCTGTATACAAAGCAGAAGATGTATACGTCTATGGCAGTGATGGGTGAATTGTATGACGATGCTTCTGGTACAGATTTGTCTAACAGCCAGAGTTCATACGCCACTGAGTATATGAACGATTTTGTAACTGAATATGAGAAGAATCTAGAGAAGAAGAAGGTGCTTAAAGTAAAGAAAAAGAGCGGTATTGAATTGTTTTATGATGACGAAGATGAGGAAGAAGAATGAAAATTGCTATCGTAACTGATACTCATTTTGGAGTTCGTAATGATAATCGCATTATTGCTGACCATATTAATTCTTTTTTTGATAAGCAGTTTTTTCCGTACATTGATACTATGGGGATTGATCATATTATTCATCTTGGCGATGTGTGTGATCGCCGAAAGTATATTAATTTCGTCACTAGTTCCCAGTTAGAAGAGCATCTAATCAAACCAATTCATAATCGTGGTATTAACACTGATATGATTATTGGCAATCATGATTGCTTCTATAAGAACACCAATGAGATTAACAGTATGCGGCAGTTGTATGGGCATTCATTCTATAACTTCAACTGCTACTGGGAGAAGCCTGTAGAGAAGAACTATGATGGGTTGAAGGTGCTTCTTGTGCCTTGGATTTGCGATGATAATTATGAAGTAACAATGAAAGCGATTGAGGAGACTGATGCTCAGATTCTTATGGGACATTTTGAGATACAAGGATTTGAAATGTATCGAGGTGCAATTAACCATCACGGACTTAGTAAAGATATTTTTAGTAAGTTTGATATGGTACTGTCTGGTCATTTTCATCATAAGTCTACCCATAGCAATATCTCATATCTAGGCTCTCCATATCAAATGACTTGGAGTGACTACAATGATCCTCGTGGTTTTCATGTGCTAGACACTGAAACACGAGAGTTAAAGTTCATTCCAAATCCTTGCTACATCTTTCACAAACTATGGTATGATGATACTGATATGTCCGTCAATGACATTACAGACTTAAAGTTTGAAAAAGAGTTGACAAATAGCTATGTGAAGGTTATAGTAAAGAATAAGTCTAATCCTTATCTATTCGACCTATGGATGAACAAACTAATCGATATGGGATGTGCTGATATCAAGACTGTCGAAGACCATCTAAATCTTGATGTTGTCGATGAAGACAATCTGATTGATGAGGCTGAAGATACTCTGACTATCCTGCACAAATATGTTGATGGTCTAGACATTCGTAATAACAAAGATAAAGTTGACAATACTGTGAAGTCATTGTATCAGGAGGCAATGAATCTGTGATTGAATTTAAGACCATACGCTATAAAAACATTCTATCAACTGGGAATGCTTTCACTGAAATCTCGCTCAACGACCAGAGGACTACTCTGATTGTTGGCGAGAATGGTGCTGGTAAATCTACTGTTCTAGATGCGCTATCGTTTGCTCTTTATGGCAAACCATTTCGTCGTATCAACAAGCCTCAGTTGATGAACAGCATCAATCAGAAAGACCTGCTCGTTGAGTTGGATTTTCGTATTGGTCGTGATGAATATAGCATTCGTCGTGGCGTCAAGCCTAACATCTTTGAAGTATATAAGAATGATAATCTTCTCAACCAAGATGGTGCTAACAGAGATTATCAGACACACCTTGAGCAGAACATTCTGAAGCTAAACTTCAAATCGTTTGGTCAGATTGTTGTGTTGGGTAGCAGCACTTTTGTTCCTTTCATGCAGCTACCAGCAGCACATCGTCGAGAGATTATCGAAGACCTTCTTGACATTCAAATCTTTACCAAGATGAATGTTCTGCTCAAGGAGCGTATCACACAAAACAAAACTGATTTACAGGATATCAAATATCAGATTGACCTGACTACAGACCGTATTGCTTCTGCTAACAAGCACAATGATTCTATTTTGAAAATGAAACGGGCTGATGCTGAGAAGACTCAATCTCGTATTCAAGAGTTGACCGAAGACAATAATGTTCTTCTTGAAGAAGTAAAAGAGATGGAGATTGCAATTGGTGATCTAAAGAAGTCTATTGGTGATGAGAAGGCTGTAAACAAGAAGTATATGGAACTCGTTCGCCTTGATAAGAACCTTCGTTCTAAGATCAAAGAGATTGCGAAGGAACTACAGTTCTACAAAGACCATGATGATTGCCCTATCTGTAAGCAAGGTATTGCTCATGATCACAAAGCGAATATTGTTTCTGAAAAAATCATCAAGCAAGACGATATTGAAAAGGGTCTTGAGAAGATGGAAACAGAGATTGAACTTGTGGAGACTCGTAAGACTGAGATTGGTGAGGTCCACAATCGTATCAATCAACATGGTTTTGATATGAGTGCTAAGAACGCTACATATGCTTCTAACCAGCGTAATGTTCTATCGCTACAAGCTGAGTTGGCAGATACTCAAAAGCAAGCAGAGTCTATTGATAACAGCACGATTGAAGCACTACATACTGAACTTGAAGGCTTCAATAATGACCATCGTGATTTGACCGTTGACCGTGAGACAATGGGTGTCGTTGCTAACCTACTCAAAGATGGTGGCATCAAGACACAAATTATTCGTCAATATGTGCCTATCATCAACAAGCTAATCAACAAATATCTTGCTGAGATGGACTTCTTCGTTCAGTTTGAACTTGATGAGCAGTTCAATGAGACCATTCGCTCA